CTAGCAGAGCGTTCAACTCCGCCCGCGTCCCTAACGGTCCAATGATGCGCCAGTTGTCCTGGACCGCTGAATGAAAGTTGGACCATAGGGTCACGGGCCCCCTCCGACCCCTATCAGCAGGACCCAGGCCCGGCGCAAAGAAATCGGCTTCATTCCTCCCATTCCACAGTGCCGTGAACGGTCACCACTTTACAAGTTCCTGAAATGTGTTGTTTCAAATCGCGCGAAAAAGCCACTGCATCAGATCGTCTTCTATAGAGAGAATAGATTGTGCCTGGTCCGCCAAGGGCTAGAACTCTCTCTCCAGACGTCCGCCTAGTCTGCTGCACACCGTAAGCTCTGTAGTGTAGTCTCTGTTTCATCCTAAATGTGGAAGTCCTTCGCAATCAGAGCCTCCAGCGCGGGCGCCTGTTCCGCATACACAGTCGGGTCCGGAACGCCAGCCAAGAAGAACGCTTCCCGACGCTCCACGCACGTCCCGCACTGGCCGCAGTGGCGATCCTCACCCGCGTAGCAAGACCAGGTGCGCTCGAAATTGACCTCCAGCTTGCACCCGATTGTCACGATGTCCGCCTTGGTCTTAAAAATGAACGGACGTTCGAGCTCAATCATTTTGTAGTCGCATAAGAGCGCCGCCGCCTGCATAGCGTCCGCAAACACGGGCCGGCAGTCCGGATAAATAGCGTGGTCGCCTGCATGCGCAGCATAGGCAACGCTGTCGCACCCGTAGGCGATGGCGTGCCCTATAGCCACAGCGAGGAGAATCATATTGCGATTGGGGACAACGGTCGCCTTCATGTTCTCCTGGGTGTAATGGCCCGTAGGCACTTCGATGGACCGGTCTGTTTGCGAGCTGCCCGGCAGGACCCGGGCGAGCGAGTGCAAGTCCACCCGACAATAAGGTATCCCCAACAAGCTCGCTTGATCCCGGGCGCATGCTAATTCCCGGGCGTGGCGCTGGCCGTAATCGAAGGAGATAGCGCGGAGCTCATCTCCCCGGCTTTTAAGATAGTAGGCGAGGACGGTTGAATCCATCCCGCCGGACAATAGAACGACTGTTTTGCTCATACTGTTATGTTCTCCCATTCCCGCTGATTGAAAGCATGCGGTCCGCCGGCACAGCGTCCACGTCGATAGGCTCCTGTTCCTTGCGCTTGCGGATGGCGGCGAGGATTTCCAGGCGGGTGTTGAGTGGCAAGTCCAGGTCCTCCAGGCTAAAGCCCGTGCCGACGCTGCCGCTATGCTCAACCTCTAGCTTCTCCCCATACCCGCGGTCCGCATTAACGGTGCGGTTTACAAAGAGCACGGCTCCCGGGTGGCGCTGGTCCACCAAGTCCATAAGGGCGTGCTCGAAGAAGTTCTTTTTGTGCCACTGGATTTCCTCAATCATTTGGCGGAAGGCTAAGTCTTTGCGCCAATCCTCCAATACGTTGCGGGTAACGCCTACAAGGCGGCACGCGGTAGAGAGGTTAAAATTGCTCGTGCAAAGAGCGTGAATCCACAACTCTTGCCGCAGTTCCTTCGTTTGACCTTTAAGGATGCTTTCTCTCTTTTCGTAGGCATGTTGGGAGTCATTCCAAAAGGAGAGTTGATCCCAGAGAGCTTTCGACTTGGGCGATAGTTGCTGATACACATACCCGATAAACGTGTCTTGCTTGCCCCGCCGCTCGTCCGCCAGGGCTTTGGCCTCCTGCAATTCCGGATGGGCGGCCAGGCGCTTGTGGAGAACTTGATTGCTGATTTCTAAGGCCGCGGCCACCTTGCTGGATTCGGACTCGCGGAGCCAGGCGTCATACCAATCCAATAGGAAACGTAAATTGAACTTTTTCACGCCATAAAGCTAAGAGATGAATTCGAACAAGTCCACCCCCATTAAAGGCGGGCGGTTTGGCGCAGCAGGTGAATCTCTTTGGAGGACGCTTCCCCGGGGTCCTTTGCGTCTAAGACGATGTTGCTGGTTTCGCCCGGGAACAAGGCGAGCGTGCGGCAGAGTTCAATCGCTTTGCGCTGGGCTTGCGGCTCATTATCAAAACAGATGAAGCGGTAGGGAATAGCGGCCAACTGTTCCACTTGCGCGGGTGTGAACGCGGTTCCAAAGAGGGCGGTGGCTCCGGGCCCTACCTTCCAAGCGTCCACGGGCCCCTCCACCACGACGGCGGAGAGATGGCACTCGTCCAACCCGTAAACCAAATTCTTGATATTAGTTCCGCCGTCCTCCTCCGGGGAGGCTGACAAGTAGCGTTGGTCGGAGTTGCCGATGGCGCGGGTCGTCCAGCTAGCGCGTTGCCCTTTGGCTTGAACCGGAATGTAGAGGCGCCAGCCCAAGCGTCCGCCGTCGGGTCCGATGCCTTGCACGTTCCACACCCGGACGATCTCCTCCGGGTCCAGCCGGCGTCCTTTCAAATAACGGATATGAGCAGGCAATAGCGGGCCCCGACCCCGCGGCTCTTTAAGCTTTGTCAGCGTTATTACGTCCGGACGGCTCCATTGGCGCCCAGCGAGGGCTTGGCGCACGAGAGCGGGGTCGACACCAAGCTTGAGTAGTGTAGCGTAGCTGGACTGGGCTCCACAGCGCCAGCAAGCGCATGCCCGCGAGCGCAAGTTAATGCCTAAATGATAAGACTGGGAATGGCACCACGGGCAGTCGCGCAGCTGGACCCAGCCCGGGCGGGCGTGGTGATGTTGTCCCTCCTCCACATACGCCAAGCGGGCCTCTTTGAGCACTTCGAGCAGCGTCATGCGACATGCTTTTGGGCGAACTCCCGCACCAGCTTGATCACAACGTCCCGCATCGTCTCTCCCCGCCGCGCACAAGCGGACTTGAAAGCGGAGTGGGTATCCTCCGGGATGCCTTGCACGAACAGGGTCTTTTTGTGCCGCGGTTTCCCAGGATCGGCCGGCAGCGGGGATATTCTGCTTCGGGGTCTTATCATAAATAATTCTCTGGTTTCATTAACTCATCATATATATTTAACGGATCGAATGCTTCTCCGCCATCTAAGACGGAGCCCAGGACCTCGGCTTTCCGCTGGAGCATGCTGACCAGCTTCTCCTCCACCGTGTCCCGGGCCGTCAAATAATGAGCGGTCACTTCCAGCTTCTGCCCAATGCGGTGGATGCGGTCTTCGCCTTGTAATAAGTCGCCCGGGGTCCAGGGATAGTCCAGCGCCGCAATGTCCTGAGCCGCGGTCATCGTGTTGCCCACGCCCGCGGCCCGCCAGTTGCCTATCAGCAGCCAAGTGGAGCGGTGGCTTTGGAAGCGCCGCACAGCCTCGGTCCGCTTGCGTCCCCGGATGCGGCCATCGACAATGACCGCCGTAGGAAAGCGTTTCACCAAATAGTCGATCACGAAAGTGTTCATCGTGAGTGCGACCAGCTTCCCGCCCGGGTGCACGGCGCGAAAGCGGGTGATCCAGCGGACCATAAGCTCCAGCTTCAAGCGGGCGACCAGGCGGAGCAAGTAGCCCACCTTTACTAAAGCCATGCTCTTTCGAGCCCGGCGGGCCCTTAGCGGGCTTTGATTGTGAAGCCACTCCCGGAAGTGGTCTTGGGCTTTTCGATACTCCGCCAGCCCTTCCGGAGCTAGCTTCATCACGACCACCCGCCGCCGCTTGTTGGGCAGCTCAGTCATCACTTTGGACTTGAGCCGGCGGATCATACATTCCTCCCGCAGGATGCGGTGAAGCTCGCCTAGGTGCTCCGCGCCGTCATACTTCCAGCCCCACGGGGTCTTGCGCGGCTTGCAGTAGCGCCAAGCATACACGGTCCAGTCGGGGAAGATGTCGGGGCGGATAAGCCGCAGGACGTTCCACAGCTCTATCGGGCGATTGGTGAGCGGGGTCCCGGACAAGCCCAGCACCGAGGCGGCTCCCCGGACGAGCTTCAGCGCGGCTTTGCTGCGGAGGGTAGACTTCTCCTTGCAGTAGTGGACTTCGTCGAAGATAACGCATTGCGGGCGGGCGGCGGTCAGCACCGGCAGCCAGCTAGGAAGGGTGTCGTAGCTGACGATGACAATGGGCCCGGGAAGCGTCCGCTGGCGAGTCGGCATCATCCCCTCCAGCACTTCCACCCGCATGCCAAAGTGGAGAGCTGCCTCCGCATGCCAAATCCACATCAGTCCCGCGGGCGTCACAATCACGACGGGCCGGCGCCGGCGGATCTTGTGCACCCAGAACAGGGCTTGAATAGTTTTGCCTAGACCCATCTCGTCCGCCAAAAGAGCTCGGCCGCCAAAGTCGTAGATGGCGCGGGCGCCTTCCAGCTGGAAGGGTTTCAGCTTTGTCATACTGTATTATCAGCCCACACCTCGCGGAAC